AAATTGCGCAGTATTGGTTGCTTTTTCAGTAGTTTTTAGTGTGCCATAGTTTGTTGGATGTACTATGTAAGCTAAGTCGCCTAGTAGTGCATTGTCAACTCTAACAGCAGTTTCCATTGAAACCATCTCAGCAAAAGTAGGCGCAGCAGCACTTGAAAGTGATACTGTGTTAATTCCTGAAGTATTAGTAATACCTGTTGGATTACCTGAGCTTCCAGAACCTTCTAATGCAGCGTCATCAATAGCAATAGCCATTGAAGCAGCTAGATCGTTTCTAATTAAGTTTTCTACATCTAATGATGATTGGATCATAAGTTGTCTAGTAACGTCTGTAAAAGCTCCAAGAGACTTAGGACTCATAGAGACTGAACCAACTGTGAACTCACTTTCACCAGCAGCTCCGCCTTCTGAACTAATAAACGCAGCAGTTGATGCAGCAGTTTTTCTTGGGATTTTAACATCGCCAGACAGGCCATTTAACATAGTTGCTAGTGGCATTACTGCTGAGTTATTTCTTAACACATCAATAAAGTCGCCAGCTCTGTAGTCTTGGCCAATAAGATCGCCATCTGATCCAGCACTTAAATCTCTCTGATTCCAATTTCTTAGAACTTCGGATGGCAACATTACGCCTTGCGCAGTTGATCCATAAGCTCTTTGAGCAGCTTCAGATGCTTCAAATTCAAAACTTGCAGCTTCTTGTGCTTTTCTGTCAGTAGGATTAGCCATAGCATTAATAGCTCTTAAGATGCTAAATCTTTTTGTTTCTTTTTCTGTAAGACCAATCTCTTTTGGAGTTTCTAAAGGAGTATCATTAGAAATATTATCTAATAGTAAACCTCTAAATTCTTCAACAGATTTGCCCTCAGAAATAGCTTGATGTGCTAGGTCTCTTTTGTTGTGCTTTACAGCTAAATCAATAATCTCTTTCGAGTTTCTTGCAAATTCTTTTTTAGCTTCTGCGGCACTTTCTGATCTAACTTCATCAAGATTAATTTCTTGTTTTTCGTTTTCCATTATTTCTACCCTTGCTTTTTCAGCAATTTGTTTTGAACGTCCAACTCCAACAAGTCTACTTTGATCTGCTGGCACGCTTACACTACTTATTTCTAGTGGCGTGAAACTTGCTCTATAGTAAGACTCATCCTTGTCTTTCATTCTGGTTAATTTATCAACTCGATACCCTACGCTTATATTCATTCGTATTCCATCGAGTACATCTCTAAAAACTTCTTCAGCTAAGTCAGATCGTCCAAATCTAACTACTGCAACTGTTCTCTTTGCAGCCTGATCTAGTTTAAATTCTTCTACAACGCCAATCACCTGATCCATTTTGTGATCGAGGAGTAATGGCGCACGGCCAGATTGCATAAACTCCATGTTTATTTCTTCTGGTGTATGTCCTAGAACTTCCATTCCAAAACTACGTTCAACTGGCTCTTCACTAGAAACACCAATACGAACACGCCTATTCTTTTCATCAACATATTCTGATCTTGATAAATCGATAGTTCTATAGTTAACTTTTAGATCAACTACCTTTCTATCTTTATCTTCATCATCATTGTGATATGGACGTGCTTCTTCAGTCATTTCCATTTCTTCGCCTTCTTTTTCTTCATCCTCATGATGTTTTGCAAACTCGACAACAACTTTATCATCGGTTTCGCTAACATTGAGGATATGCCTATCTTCTTTATCTTTCATAGATTTCTCCTCTTTATTTTTGCTTGATAAAGGATGTGATGCAGGCAGCAGATCAGTATCATGCTCGCCTGACTTATATTTACCAGTCCTTAGAACTCGTAAAAAATTATTTACTCTAGCCATTGCCCATTGTTCTTTTGACGTAACATTGGGACGGACACTTGAAGGATTAGTGTTATAAGCACCGATTCCTCTGTTGTAAACTTTTTGTAATGTCGCATAACTTGTTCTTTTTGATGGATTGTCGCCAACCTCTTTGTTATGCTCTCTTGCTTTTTCTCTTAAAGTATCTTCTGTTCCTCTTAACATCATTTCTTCCTCGTAATCTCTATCATCATCCATTTGCTTAACCAATCTTTTTGACCAGCTAAATCCTGCATCTCCACCCCACAATGCCCAAGCTATTCTTCCGTTAGAAGGATAACCATCTTCACCTGAAGAAAAACCCTCTGCTTGTTTGTCAACTTCATGTCTTGAGAAAAAGCTATACATTCTTTTTATTGTTTCATCTGACAAGTTTTCGTCAGCAACTATCTGTCTTGCTCTTGTTGCACCAATTCTTGTGCCACCACGACCATACTCTTTTCGCCAATCCAAGCCTTTCTGTGCTTCAGTTTTCATGCCTTCTGTTGGTTTAGCCATCATCATCCTCTGTTGCACCAACAATATTTGCTTCGACTGGTTGTTTCTGTCCGAATGGCTGATAAGCCAACTCAATACCATATTGTTTCGCTAGTTCTATTTCTTTTTGATGTTGCTCAAAAAGCTCTTCGGTATCTCTGCCATAACTAGCAGAAATATCTGCGTAAGTAACTGTTCCATTCTGTAGTCCCACTACATTTGCTTGCATTTCTTTTAGTGGATCAATCCATGAGAATGATCGTGGTATATAGCTTATACCTCCTGCAAACTTGTCATATTTTGCTATTGGCAAACTTAAGTAACCTGTTGATATTGACATTTCTAACCAAGATTTAAAAATAGGATCAACAAAATGTTCTATCACAAATTGTTGCATTAATTGATAGTTACTTCTATCCTCCAAAGCGCCCTGTCTAATAGATGAATAATTTACTGAAGTCAAATCATTAGACAAAGAATGATAAGAAATATTTAAACCACTTGCAATACTTCTTAAGACGCTGGTTGTAAAAGAATCAAATGCAGTAGTTGGATGTGTTGGATCAAAGCTCTGAAATGACATTCCACTTGGTAATTGCTCAAATGTGCCTGCGGTAGCGTTCATTGTTGGGTTAAAAGTATCTTCAAACTCTCCATCGCCAACATAGCCATCGCCATCTGGGCTTGTAAAGAAACCCATTTTTGATGCTGCTACTCTTGCAGCTACTATCTCTGCCTCAAGGTATGCATTTAATTGTTTTACATTAGCCATTACTGGAGCAATAAAAGACACGCCTCTAGTTTGCTCTGCTCTATTTGGTAAGTACGCATGAATTATCTCATCGGCTGGTACTCTTATATATTGCTGTTCTGGTTTTGGATAAGTATTATCGTAAGGATGTTTTTTAAATAAATGATAAGCTACAGGCTTACCATTCCTATTAATCTCAACACCCATCTTAATTGAGTTACCATTACCTCTTGCTTCTTCATTTTTCTGCTCATCTAAATGATCTGCTTCTAAAAACTGTATATGAAAGCCAAAAGGTGAGTCAGTTGTTTTTATTTTTCTTATAAGAACCTCACCATCTCTTAATAAAGTTTCTATAAATATTTTTTGACAATCTAAAAATGATAATCTTCCATTTGATGTGCAGCTACCTAGTCTTGACCAATCTTTCCAAGCGTTTTCAATAAGCTGGTTTCCAGCAAGATCAAGTGAACCATCATTGTTCCTGCTCTTGCTGGATACTCTTACGCCTTGCTTACCAATGACATTAGACACCATCAGATTTAAGTATCTTGAGATATAAGCGTCATTGCGTGCTAACTCCCTTCCTCTGTCCCTTAATATTCTAATATTGTCTTTTATCTCAGCATCAGCGCTAGTAGAGCTTGTTAAAAAGTCTGCAAATAGTCTCCCTGTGTTTGCGCCTTGATAACTTCTTTTAAAAGTTCTTCTTTTATTCTTTTTTCGATTATTGCCTAATAAATTATCGTACCAAGCCATTATGTATACTCTGTTGGATTTATAGTTTTTAAAGGGCTAAAACTTGCTTTTATTGTGTTGCCTGTTCCTTGCCCATTTCTTTTTCTAGCTAATTTTATTTCTTTCATATATTCGGTTCTGTATCTGTCTCTAAATGTCATTAGTTCTTCAACAGACATTCTTGATAGTGATCTACCGCCCAAAGAAAATGAAGATTGGTCTATTGTTGCACGTCCCTCTATAACAGCTTCTATTGCATCAAGAACTATCTTTGCATGACTTCTCAAGTCTGCATTTGTGTTTGCTAGATTTATTGTTATCTCAGTTCTTCCTGAGTCAACCATAATTCTTTCAGAGTCAGCGCTTCTGGTTATATAGGCTTCCCAAATGTAGTCGCCAGCAGTATAGCTTGCTGTTGTTGATGATCCTACTTCTATATAGTAAGTATCATCAGCTTCAGTTGCGGTTATAGTAAATTTCTTTGATCCACCGCCACCTGCATCAGAATGAAACTCATAAGTAAGAGCAAACGTGCTTGGAGGATAGTCAGTCGCCAAATCATCTCTTTTCCATGCAAATCTGTCGCCTGCAACAAGTTTTGCAGGTTCAGCAGTAGGATAATTAGTTCTATCGAATTTATTACTCAAGCAGACCTCTTAAAATAGATTAATCTACTATCACATTATGGTTTTCTATGCAAATGTCAACGATTATTTCCAAGAAGTAGCAAAATTTTTAGTGTTTCTTTGTTTCTTCTTAGACTTTTGTCCTGTTTTCGCCATATTTTCAGCATTTGTTATAATTTTTTGATCTATAACGTCAAAATTTGGATTTAAAATGTAAATAGCTGCAAAATTATAGACCATTGTATCCAATGCTTCGTTTCTTGCACGTATTTGTTTCCAAACAAGTGATTTTCTACCACGAACAAACTTAGTTATTCTTTTTTCTGCTGTTAACTGCTTAAAATACTCTTCATCTACATCTGCTGGAAAATGTAAGGTTGAGTTTTCAACATCTGTCGACAATCTTGCAAATATTGCTTCCTTTGCTGTATCTGTACCAACAGGATATAACACAGCTTTATTCTTACCAACAAACGAAGGCTTGTTAGCAATAGGCTTACCTAACTGATTTATACCTTTAATACTAAAAACTCTTCTTGACTGTCTGGGTTTTGTAAACTGGTAAACTTGATTTGTATGATGACCACCAGAGTCAATACAAACGCAAGACACAGGTAAGCTCCTACCAGATACAGTTTTAAATCTTTGTTTTATGTATTCATCTAATTCTTGCCAAACTTTAATACCATTAGGATCACCCCAAAATATTCTATACTCAAGCACCCAAGCCTCATAATCTTTTCCGAATCCCATAAGCTGTAACTCGATACGATCTTTCTGCGTGTCGCAGCCAGCAGTAATTACTAGCACACTATCTGGTATTGAATTTATATCGTAATGCAATCTTCTATTTAAAAGTGTTTCGAACTCGACACCCTCTCCTTGTTCTTCCCAAGTTTCGCCTAAAGCTGTGTTGATCCAAGTCTTTAACATTTCTGGTTGTTTTTTAGCCTCAAGAAAGTTTTGCGCCATATCTGCCCAAGTTGACCAGACTGAATATAACTCTGATATATGAAATCCTGCTGTGTCTTTGCTTGTATCTGTAGCAACCCAGCGTCCATGTTTTAACATCCAGCTTTTTTTTGACTCCTCTATA